AAAGAGAAAGCGAAGAAGGTCGTGTTCGAAGCCCTGAACAGCCCGGCTTTCTCTACCGCATTCGAGAGCTCGACAGTTGTCGGCTCCGACGGAGAGGGCTGGTCGGTCGAGGTCATCGTGAAGAAAGCGGTGGTCGACGAAGAGGACAAGCCCATGATCCCCACGGGGAGGGCAGCTCGCTATCTTGGGGCCCTCTTCACTGCCGCTTCGAACCTCGGTCTCGTTGACTTCAACCCGAAAGACAACCAGGCAGTGAAGCACACTCCCGAAGCCCTGAAGGTCTATGTCAATCTGCCTGTGTAAATTTCCCTGATTCTTTCTACAGTCTCACATGGAAACAAGAGACATCGAAGGTATCTGGGGAACTTACAAGAAACTCGCGAATCACGTGAATCGTGAGGGCATTGACAAGATGTTGGAGGAATTGGGAGAGCGCATAGTGATGTGCTCCGCTTCCATTGACGAGGCGGGGAAGGGATGCGGTCCCGGCGGTTTCCTCGAGGTGACGCTTTCGGTAACATCGAAGATGAGGACTCTTTCGAAAGCCCTCAACCTTGAAATACCGCCGGATTCTGTCATCCTCGTGGGACTCTTCCACGGTATCGGTTCTGTCGGAGACAGGAACAGGCCCTACCTCCTTGACCAGGACGAGGACTGGAAGAGGAAGAAGGGCATCCTCTACAGGTACAATGACGAGCTCCCAAAGGCCCCGGTTGCTCACCGGTCACTCCAGCTGCTTCAGGATTTCGGTGTGAGGCTCACTCCTGATGAGTGGACGGCAATAGCAATCTCTCACGGTCTACACCGTGAGGAGAATCGTTTCTACCTCGGTTCAGAGCCACAGCTTGCAATTCTGGTGAACCAGGCAAGGCAGTGGGTGTTCGGAAAGAATACTTAAGGAAGTGGAACCCACCCTACGAACTCTTATCAGGATGCTTGTCGAGGAAGACAGGAAAGAAGATCTCGATGAGTTTTCTGGGGTGGGAGCGGTTGCAGGTTACACTGCACCGCTTGGTCACCCTGGCGGGGCTCCTGAAGAGAACCCAAGGGTGAAGCCACTGAAAAAGAAAAAGAAGAAGTCTTGAACACACTCTACAAAATTTCAACAATCTCTTTGCGGTAAACCCGCAATGAGGCATCCAAGAGGGGAGACGCTCTTGGATGCTCAACCCCAACAATCAAGGAAAAGACAAATGGCAATTGACTTTGACGCCCTTCGCAAGAAGCTTGGGCAGCTTTCCGGCCAGAACAAGAAGTCCAACATCATGTGGCGCCCCGAGGAGGGCAAGGACTACAACATCCGCATCATCGCGATGCCGAACAATGACGGTCAGCCCTTCATCGACCGCTGGTACTACTACGGTATCGGTGGAGACAAGGCGGGAGCGATCCTTTCTCCCCACCAGTTCGGGAAGAAGGATCCGATTCAGGACCTCATCAACAAGCTCCGTGAAGACGGTTCGGATGCAAGCCGAGAGCTCTGCAAGAAGCTCTACCCGAAGATGCGGACCTACGCCGCGGTCGTGGTCCGGGGAGAGGAGGACAAGGGAGTTCGCCTCTGGGCTTTCGGTAAGATGATCTACCAGGACCTCCTCCGCCTCATGCTGGACGAGGACTACGGCGACATCACCGACGTTGACAATGGCCGGGACCTGAAGGTCACCGTGACGAAGCAGCCCGGAAAGCAGTTTGCCGACACCAAGTTCCAGCCCCGCGCGAATCCCTCTCCCCTGTCGAAGGATCGTGACCAGGTGAAGACCTGGCTCACTTCGATCCCGAAGCTTGATGAGTACGAGGATCTCATGTCTCCGGACGAGATTGAGAAGCGAGTGAATGACTGGCTCAATGGTGGCTCCTCTGACGCGAAGTCCGAGTCGACAGGAACCCTGAAGGGCAAGCCTGAGAACCTCGAGGATGACATTGCGGAGCTTCGCGGAGGCGGTGGGAAGTCGAAGACTCCGCCGAAGAAGAGCTTCGATGACATCGAGGACGCTTTCGCGGACCTGGATTCCTGACAGTCCCTCGGCCCCGGCTCAATGCCGGGGCCGAGCTGTCTTTGAACAAAGTCAAGTTATGTGATACAGTCAGATAGGAGGAAATGAATGGCAAAGCGGAAGGTATCTGAGAGCAATGAGACGGGAAGCGCAAGCGAGGACTTCACCGCAGATCTCATCAGCTCTCTCAACAAGGACCTGGGTCATCGAGTAGCGTATAATCTTGCCATGGACCAGTCTCCCACCCATGTGAAGCGGTGGATCTCGACAGGCTCAAAGGGGCTTGACTACATCATCGCGAACCGACGGAACGGTGGTCTTCCCGAGGGTCGAATCGTAGAGGTTTTCGGACCGCCGTCCATTGGAAAGTCTCACCTCGCAGCTCAGATTTGTCGGTCCACCCAGAAGATGGGCGGGATTGCGGTCTACATTGACACTGAGAACGCAACGAACCCTGAGAACCTTGAGGCTCTCGGAGTCAATATCTCAAAGCGTTTCGTGTACGTCGATACACACTGCACCGAGGAGGTCTTCGACATTGCCGAGAAGACGATCCTGAAGGCAAAGGCAGCCGCGAAGGATGTTCCAATCACCATCATCTGGGACTCTCTAGCAGCGACAAGTCCCAAGGCTGAGCTTGACGGAGAGTACGACCAGAACACCATCGGTCTCCAGGCCCGTGTTCTATCGAAGGGCATGCGTAAGATCACCGGCGTTATCGGTGACCAGAACGTCCTCTTTGTCATCCTCAACCAGATCCGTACGAAGATCGGCGTGATGTACGGCGATCCCACCACGACTCCCGGTGGTAACGCGGTTCCCTTCCACTCTTCGGTTCGTATCAAGCTCGGTGCCGGCCAGCAGATCAAGGGTCCTAATGACGAGGTCCTGGGAATCCAGGTCTCGGCGAAGACAATCAAGAACAAGGTTGCTCGTCCTTTCCGCACCGCTAACTTCCGAATCATCTTCGGTCAGGGAATCGAAGAGCACGAGGAGCTCTTTGACTTGCTCCGCGAACACGGCCCTGACATGGTTGACGACCACCAGGTCGTGATTGAGGGTTCTGGCTCCTGGAAGGTCCTTCGAGTCACGAATGAGAAGAACGAGAATGTGATCGAGAAGAAGTTCTACAAGAACGACTTCAAGGACGTGATGGTCCACCCGGAGTACAAGCCTTGGGTCGAGGGTCTCCTTGAGAAGACGATGGTTCGTCTCTCGACAAAGAAGGAGGACATTGACATCGATCCAGACTCCTACGAGGATGTTAGGGCTCTCGCAGATCACCTGAGCGACTCTGGTATGAATATCTCTCCGGAGTGAACATGAGTCTCCGACCTGTGATGCTGGTGGACGGTATGAACCTGTTCATCAGGAATTTTATCGCAAACCCGCTCATGGTCGAAGGCCAGCATGTCGGGGGAGCCGTGGGTTTCTTGCAGTCTCTCGGCTCCCTCATTGCCCAGCACCGTCCCAAGGAGTGTATCGTGGTCTGGGAGGGTGGGGGATCTTTGCGTAGACGACAGCTCTACCCTGACTACAAGAGCCGCAGAAAGCCCCAGAAGCTCAATCGCTTCCACGAAGGGGACATTCCCGACACTGTCGAGAACAGGAACTGGCAGGTGAAGCTCCTGATCGCCTGTCTCAAGTGTGTCCCTGTCCGCCAGGTCTACATTTCTGACTGTGAGGCAGATGACGTCATCGGATACATGGCGAAATACTCTCACAGGGATAATGATGTCATCATCGTTTCTTCTGATCACGACTACCTACAGCTTGTTACCGGGAGGGTGAAGATATGGTCTCCGACCCTGAAGGCCCTTGTAGACACTGAGTGGGTGAAAGAGAGATACGGAGTTCTTCCCTTGAACCTATGCGTAGCGAGGTGCTTTGCGGGAGATTCATCAGATTCCCTGCCTGGACTCGAAGGAGTCGGGATACGTACTCTAGTGAAGCGCTTCCCTCAGCTCGCTGACGACAGGCTGGTCGACGTAGAAGAAATCATAGAATGCGCTAAAAATCATCCGCAGGCTTCAAAATTGAAGGTGATGAAGTCTATAATCGATGGAGCTGAAGTCGCTAAGAGAAACTGGCGATTGATGAACCTCGACGTTTCCAACCTGAGCGGTAACCAGGTCGGTAAGCTCAACTCCACGATGGAGATGGAAGTTCCGCACGGCAACAAGATGGAACTCATTCGAACACTCGTGGGGAGAGGTGTAAAAACTTTCGACATTGATAGATTCTATCTCCAAGCAACCGTCAATCTACAAAAGTGAGCGAATTGATGAGTGAAGCCAGCAGTGAGGCTCTGTTCAAAGGGTATGGACGCAAGTTCCAGGAACAGATCTTCCAAGGACTTCTTACGGATCATAACTGGGCATCCCAAATTTCGGAGGTGATGAGCCCTGATTACTTTGATCTCAGGTATCTCGCGTACCTCACGGACAAGTACTTCAAGTACTACACCAAGTACAAGTGCTTCCCGACCCTCCAGTTGCTCATCACGATCATCAAGGACGAGCTGAAGGAACAATCCAACGCAGTCCTGAAGGAACAGGTTGTTGAGTACCTGAGCCGGATGCGTTCCTCCCCGGACATGGGAGACATTGTCTACGTGAAGGAGAAGTCCCTGGACTTCTGTCGAAAGCAGGCGATGAAGGAGGCCCTTGAGAAGTCTGTCGAGCTTATCTCGAAGGACAAGTACGAAGAAGTCGTCGACATGATGAAGAGGGCAGTCTCCGTGGGGATGACCTCCTCTGTCGGCCACGACTTCTTTGAGGACGCAGAGGCCCGATTCGTGAAGATCAATCGTCTTGCTTGTCCGACAGGCATTGAAGAGATCGATGAGAGGACGGTTCTCAATGGCGGTCTCGGTAAGGGAGAGCTCGGTGTTATTGTAGCGAATACCGGCGTCGGTAAGTCTCACATGCTTGTCCAGCTCGGAGCCCATGCCTTACGGCTCGGCAAGAACGTGGTCCACTACACCTTTGAGCTCACAGAGACTGCGGTCGGAATCCGATACGACTCGAACCTCACGAACATTGCTTCAAACGAAATTCAGGACTCGAAGCAGGAGGTCCTCGAGAAGTACAAGGAGATGGAGCTCGGAAGGCTCATCATCAAGGAGTACCCGACAGGAGCCGCGACAGTCGGCACTATCCGCAGTCACCTTGAGAAGCTCGCTCTTCGGGGCTTTGTCCCACATGTTCTACTGATCGACTACGCAGACATCATGCGTTCGACAAGGGAGTATGACGCTCTTCGACTTGAGCTGAAGCTTATCTACGAGGAGCTTCGTAATCTTGCGATGGAGAGGGCAATCCCGATCTGGACCGCATCTCAGGCGAACAGGGATTCATCGAACTCTGACGTTGTCGGACTGGAGAATATGTCCGAGTCTTACGGAAAAGCCATGGTCGCTGACGTGGTGCTTTCTCTTTCACGCAAGGCAACAGAGAAGGCAACAGGCGCCGGCCGGTTGTTTGTCGCAAAGAATCGAGCAGGGAGGGACGGCATTCTCTTCCCAGTACACATTGACACGGCGAGGTCTAAGATCAAGGTCCTGGATGAAAACTCGTTGACTCTTCAGGAAGCAATCTCGCAGGATGACAATGACAGGAAGAAACTCATGCGAGACAAGTGGAACCAAGTAATGGGAGCGAAGTGATGGACGAAATAACGCGACATATCGCGCTCGAACAGACGTCGAAGTACTTTGAGGGTGACGAGCTCGCCCCCGATGTCTTCATGAAGTATGCGCTCAGGGACACTCAGGATAACCTCCTCGAGACGAACCCTGACCAGATGCACCGTCGACTTGCGAAGGAATTCGCTCGTGTCGAGGCAAAGTACCCCAACCCGATGGGAGAGGAGGAGATCTATGGGCTCCTCAAGAACTTCAAGGACGTCGTCCCTCAGGGATCTCCGATGTCAGGGATCGGAAACTACCACCAGCTCCAGAGCTTGTCCAACTGTTTCGTGGTTGAGCAGCCTCACGACAGCTATGCGGGTATCCTGTTCACCGATCAGGAGCAGGTCCAGATCATGAAGCGTCGTGGAGGCGTCGGGTTCGATGTCTCGACGATTCGACCGAAGGGTCAGCCGACATCTAACGCGGCGAGGACCACCGACGGCATCGGCGTCTTCATGGAGCGCTTCTCTAACTCATGCCGCGAGGTCGCGCAGGGTGGCCGGCGTGGGGCTCTCATGCTCACCATCGACTGCCGGCATCCGGAGATTGAGACGTTCATTGACATCAAGCGGGACCTGAAGAAAGTCACCGGTGCCAACATCTCAATTCGTTTCACCGACGAGTTCATGAAGGCCGTGGAGGGAAACACCGGCTTCTGTCTTCGTTGGCCGGTCGAGGCTCACCCCGAGGACGCTGAGATCTGTACGATGGTGGATGCGAGACAGATCTGGAACAAGTTCGTTGACGCGGCCTGGGCTTCTGCCGAACCCGGTGCTCTCTTCTGGGATACAGTAGTCAACCAGGGAATCGTTGACTGCTACCGAGACGTCGGTTACAAGACGATATCTACGAATCCCTGCGGGGAGATCCCGCTCAGTCCGTACGACTCCTGTCGCCTGATGGTCGTGAACCTCACCTCTTTCGTCACTGATCCTTTCGGTTCAAATCCGAGGTTCGACTTTGAGCGTTTCAACGCCGTGGTGATGAAAGCCCAGCGACTCATGGACGACCTGGTC